TTTCCCTACAACAACACGTTTAAATATACCTCGTATTGATTACACAAACGGAAGTTGTCCGAGTTTATTGGTAGAGCCACAAAGAACTAATTTAGCTGTAATGAGTGAACAATTTAACGATGTTTTATGGACAAAATCTGCGGGAATTGTTATTACTCCAAACGCATTAATAAGTCCAAGTGGAACTTTAACAGCTGATTATATTCAATTTGGAGCATCAGGTAGATTTGTTTCTCAAACCCCTGCATCAATAACTTTAAATACAGTAGTTACAGGTAGTTTTTATATAAAGGGAACTGCAGGAGAAACTATACAAACCGCAGTAGGAGGAGTTGACCAATTATTTACTTTAAATGGTGAATGGCAAAGAATAGTATCAACAAAAACTTCAACAGCAAATCCTTCTTTTAACTTAAATACATTTGGTGGTTCAACAGCAAGAAATATATATTTATGGGGCGCTCAAGTAGAAGTAGGTAGTTACGCAACTTCATATATCCCAACAGTTGCATCTTCAGTAACCCGTAACACCGAATTTTTAACAAGAGCAGGTTTCGGAAATACTTCTACAAGCGGAACTTTATTTTTTGATATAAATGTTAAAAACATAGCAAGTCCAAATGGATTTTATTTATTGCAATTATTTGCGGGTTCAACTATTGGTGGAGCAAGTTTTTGTGATGCTAATTCAACTTCAATAGTAGCAAATGGGCCTGTAATAGAATTATTTAATAATGGTTACACTCGAAAAATACAAACAATAACTCCAACAAGTAATCAAAGAGTGAAAATGGCTATCCGTTATAATGGAACAAATGTATCATCTGCAATAAACGGAACGCTTTCAAGTGTTTTTACAGATACTTCTGTTGGAGTAAAAAATGCTTTTAGAATAAACAATGCTGAAAGTGGAGCTTATGCATTTAATAGTGTAATGTTTTTTCCTTCTTATTTAAGCGATAGCGAATTACAATCTTTAACAACAATCTAATGATAAATAAATTAAATTATAAAGACAAAGAAACTGCAATAAAAGACTTCTTAAAAAAAGGAGTCTATATTGAGGTTGAGGATTTAAACAAAGAAAAGCAACTTGTTTACGGAAAAGGAATACAAGCAGTTGTAGAAATTGGTAAAATAGTTTTAGAAAATGGAACTTACGATGCTGACTTTAACGAAATAACTGCACCTGTTTACGCTGACGGTTACGCTTATGATGTGATGTCAGATGTAGAATACAAGTTTGAAAGCGAAATATTCCCTAATAATCCAAAGCATAATTTTGCAGGATGTGAACCAATTAAAGAAATTGATTTTAATTTATTAAGCGATGAGCCGACAGCAATTTGATGTTATATTAAACAAGTTAATTAGCAGAAAATTATTAGTTTTTGCTATTGCTTGTTTTGGATTGTTTAACCAAAGTTTAACTTCTTCGGATTGGGTTGTTATTGCTACAGCTTATATAGGAATTGAAGGGGTTACGAATATAGTTGAACGATTAAGAAAATGAAACAATACATTTTAGATTTAAGGCAATCAGTTATTACAGGTGGATATTTTATGTTCACATTTGCAAACGTTGATGTTATTATGAAAGTAATAGCTTTTGTAATAGCTACAGGATATACAGCAAGAAGATGGTATTTAATGGAAAAAAACAAGAACAATGAGGCTAAATAATGCGGGCTATCTTTTAATTACAGAATTCGAAGGATTTAGTGCAAAGCCTTATTTATGTTCTGCAAAGATTCCTACAATTGGATATGGTAACACATATTATAGTGATAACAAACGTGTAACAATGTTAGACAAAGAAATCACTAAATTACAAGCATTTGAAATGTTTAAAACAATAGCCGATAGATTTGCTGATAAAGTAAATAAATTAGTTACAAGCCCTTTAAATCAAAATCAATTCAACGCATTAGTTTCTTTAGCATATAATATTGGAACAGGTAATTTTGCAAGTTCTACTATATTAAAAAAAGTAAACAAAAATCACAATGATGTTTCTATAGAATTAGAATTTAAAAAGTGGAATAAAGTAAATAAAAAAGAAGTAGCAGGTTTAACAAGAAGAAGAAATTATGAAGCACATATTTATTTTAGTTAGTTTATTTTTAATTGGTTGTGCATCACGCAAAGTAGATATTAAAACAACAGATATTAAAAAAGATAGTTTAGTTGAAACAAAAATAGATTTAACTGAAAATAAAGTTAAAGATTCTACTGCAGAAACAAATACAAAAACTATTATAAATATTGATGAAATTATAATCAAACCTTTAGATAGTTTAAAGGAATTTATTGTAGAAGGTAAAACTTATAAAAACGTTGTTTTAAGCTATAAAAAAACTAAAACTAATAGTTTATATAACAATAAGATTAAGTTATCAGAAAACACGTTAAAACACGTTAAAACTGATAGTAAGATAAAAACATCAGTTAAAGAAAACATTAAAGAAAAGCAAATAGATAAAAAGGCTAATTACTTTGTTTATTTGTGGTTTATTTTAGGAATAATAATTTTATATTTAATATGGCGAAGCAAACGACTGTTCTTGTAAAAGAAGATAAACATATATCAAGACCAAATATTCATAGTAAAAGTAAAAGTTCTAAATTAAAATCTTCAAAGAACTATAAAAAAATCTATAAAGGTCAAGGTAGATAAAAGCATAGCTATCCGCAACACATTTTGCTTTTTTTGTTTTGTATTTTAAACTTTTTTTGTTTATTTTTTGTATACTTATTTTGTTTTTTTTCATATATTTTAAAAAAGTATTTTGCAAAGTTACAGGTTATTTTTGACAAAATTGCAATATCTATAAATTACTTTTTAACAAGATTGTTTATATCTTAAATTTACATTTGACAAATGAAAAAACCCACAAGAAAATCATTAGTAGAAAAGTTAGATAAAATCTTTAGTATTTATATTAGAAGAAAAGACGCTATTAATGATGTTGCTACTTGCGTTACTTGTGGTAAAAAAGATCATTGGCAAAAACTACAAAACGGACACTTTATGTCACGTAGACACTACAACACACGTTGGGATGAAAATAATTGTCACGTACAATGTGCAGGCTGTAATGTATTTAGAGCAGGTGAAATATACTTATATAATAAATATCTTTGTGCAAAATTTGATAATAACTTTCCTGATATGTTATATGCAAAATCAAATGAAACAGTTAAATTTGCTGATGTAGATTTGATAGAGTTAATAGAACACTATACTGAAAAAGTAAATAGTTTATAATTTGTTTCTTGTTTTTCTTTGTTTTAAGACCCTGTATTAATAGTGCAGGGTTTTTTAATATGTTAAAGTTTTCATAAAATTTTATATCATAGTTTTTTATTTAAAATGTATTTATATATTTGCACTCAACAAACAATATAAAAAGAAACATTATGAAACAAACATTAAAGAATTTCGGATTAGCTTTATTATTATGGCTTGGTTTATTTACAATGCAATTATTAATTTCAAACTTTATTTAAAATGAAAGATTTATTAGATTACAACAGATTTAGAATGGAAGCTTTACAAGCTCAAATATGTAAATTAGAACATCATATTGCAACATTAGAAACTTATGTTTTTGAATTAGCAGATATAGAATGTCCTGAAGAATACAAAACAGTAATTAAACAAGAACTTTATAACTCAAAAACAAATTAAAATGGAAACAAAAGAATTAACATTAAACAAAAAATTATCTTTAATTCAAAAAGAATTTAAAGCAAGTAAGTCAAAGTTCAATAGCTTTGGTAAATACAATTTTAGAAGTGCAGAAGATATATTAGAAGCACTTAAACCATTTAACGAAAAGTATCAAGTGAATTTTACAATTACAGAATCAATAGAAGAAACACAATTTCTACAATTTCCAATGCTACGTTCTACAGCTTCTATAAATGATGACTTTGATTCTATTTCTGCAACTGCTATAGTTGGTATTGATTTAGATCAAAAAGGAATGCAAATGCCACAAAAGTTTGGTTCTGCATCAAGTTATGCAAAGAAGTACGCATTAGGTAACTTGCTTTTAATTGATGATACACAAGATGCTGATGCAGTTAATAAGCACGAAAAAGATAGCGTTACTAAAGCTGATGATTTAAGATGGTTAAATAAAAATGTACCTGAATATAGAAAAGCTATTGATTATTTAAAACAAGGTGGCAGTATATCTACAATAGAAGCAAAATATAATATGTCAAAAGAAGTTCGTGATGAACTATTAAAAGTAAAAAAATCTGAATAGCTGACAACAGAAAAAAAAGGTAAGCAAATTAAAAATAAATAATATGAGTGCATTAATCAATGTAAGTTTACGAGTTGACAAATTACCAAAAGAAAAATTTGTACAAGGTAAAGACGGTGCTGTTTATTACAACTTCACTGTATCTGTAAACGATGAATCAAATCAATGGGGACAAAATGTGTCTTTAACAGATTCACAAACTAAAGAAGAACGTGAAGCTAAAAAGCCAAAGTCTTATTTAGGTAATGGTAATGTTGTATGGACTAACGGAACTATACAATTAGCTGAGAAAAAAGATGATGTATCTTCTAAAGAATCAGTAGGAAGCGATGATTTGCCTTTCTAAATTTAAATGGGTAGTGTAAAAGCTACCCTTTTTTTTAAACAAAAACAAGAAAACAATAATATGGATATAGAAGCACAAAGGCTATTAATGCAAATGTTTGAAGAAGATTGCTTTATAAATCCATTAGAAAAGATAGAATATCCTAAACCTGCAATATCATTTGGTACTAAAAGTTATGATACAAAAGATGGATCAAAAGAATATCCTGTACCTTTAGGAACTTATGGTAATTTTAGCTTTGTACAAGCGCCACCAAAATCAAAGAAAACATTTTTTGTTAGTCTATTATCTGCAGTTTATTTAGCACAACATTTAGAATCATTTTGTGGTGATCTAAAAGCAAATAGAGAAAACAAACATATAATACATTTTGATACTGAACAAGGTAACTTTCACGCACAAATGGTATTTAAACGACCATTAGATATGACTGCTATAAAAACTGATAGATACCATAC